GTGACTTTGAGGCTCGTATGCCACGCATTCGTGTAGAAAACCCATTGGGTGCTTACCCAGAATATGACCGCTACGGACGATGTGTTTCATATAGCAAGCGTTACCTGAAGTCCATGGGAGAACTACTTGTAGAGTTCCCAGAGTACGAACGCCAAATCCTTGGTGGAGATGACCGCAGAGATATTGACCTCGGCACTCTACTTGATTTGATTCGTTACGAGGACAAAGACCAGATAATCCTGTTCCTTCCACAACGAGGAAACCTTCCCCTGCGCAAGGCAAAGAACCCACTAGGTAAACTAAGTGTGCGCATCGCCAAGCGTCCAGGCATTGACACCGAAGACCCACGTGGTCAGTTTGATGATGTCATCTGGGCACAGATTGCTCGTGCTCGCTTTAGCCTTCTTGCCATGGATGCCGCTGAGAAATCAGTTAACGCACCTATGGTTGTCCCACAGGATATGCAAGAGTTTGCATTTGGTCCTGATGCAGTCATGCGTACTGCCAACCCACAGGGTGTTCGCCGTGTTGGTCTAGAAATTCCAATGGGCGCATTCCAAGAGCAACAGATTCTTGAGCAGGAAATGCGTATGGGTGCTCGTTACCCAGAAGGTCGCTCAGGAAACATAAACGCATCCGTAATTACGGGTTCTGGTGTACAGGCACTTCTTGGTGGATTTGATTCTCAAATCAAGGCTGGTCAGCAAATCCTTGCAGAAGCATTGCAGGATGTAATGGCTCTAGCCATGGAAATGGACGAAAAGTTATTCGCTGGCGAGAAGTCAACACAAATGACTTACAATGGCGCACCGTATGTTTTGAAGTACAGTCCAGAAAAAGACATCAAGACTGACTACAGCGTACAAGTACGCTATGGTCTGATGTCAGGACTTGACCCATCACGTGCCCTTATCTTTAGCCTTCAGGCTTTACAGGCAAACCTAATCTCACAAGAATTTGTAATGCAAGAACTTCCATGGAACGTAAACGTATCCAAGGAAATTGAGCGCATTGATATTGAAAAGATGCGTACCGCTCTTATGGGTGCATTAAGTGCAACTTCACAGGCTATTCCACAGATGGCTGCGCAGGGTCAAGACCCTTCAGATATCGTAATGAAGATTGCTCAGACCATTGATGCACGCCGTAGTGGAAAATCAGTTGAAGATTCCGTTATGGAAGTATTTAAGAAACCAGAACCAGAGCCAACAGCAGCACCAGAAGCAAATCCAATGGATATGCTAAATCAAATGGCTGCAACCCCACAAGCCGCCCCAGGCGAGGGTGCTCCAGTTGAAGCACAGGGACCCGAAACTATGGGTGGTGCTCCTGTCGCAGCATCCCCTGGGGCTCCCTCTCCTAGTATCCAGGATATCTTAGCGCAACTGGGTGGATAATGACTACAATCATTGCCATCAGAGACAGTAAAGGATTTACTTTTGCTGCAGATGCACAAGTAACTGATACCGAACGACCATATCAACACAGAAGTATGAAGAAGATTGTTGAAGTTGGTCAGTATGTTATGGCTGGTGCAGGTAACTCACGTTGTTGTGACGTTATCTTGTACGGCTGGCAACCACCAAAGTATGACGGTTCAGAAGCCTACACCTTTATGGTGTCTAAGTTTATCCCTGAGATGCGTAAGCAACATGAAGATGCTGGCATCACAATGAAAGAAGACGAAGATTTTGTATTCCTTGTTGGATTTAAAGACAGAGTATTTCATGTCGCATCTAACTACGCTGTGCTTGAAACAAACACGGGTGTTTATGGAATAGGTACTGGTGCGGCTTACGCACTTGGTGCTATTGCGCATGGCGCAACACTGCAAGAAGCAATGAAGATTGCTAAGAAGTTTGATATTAATACTGGTGGAAAAATCCAGATAGTTGAAAGAGGATAATTATGGCAAGAGGTGGTTTGCGTTCACAGCGCACAAATACTGCAGCAAAGCCAGTGTCTGGTCCAGGAAGTCTTTCAGAGCGCACTGACATGGACCCAATGCCAGTTGGACAAACTCCAACACCTGCATCTCCATCGGTTAAAGTTCCACCAGCAGTAAAGCCAATAACAAAATTGTTTGACCCAACCGCACGACCAGATGAACCAGTAACTGCTGGTGCTTCGGTAGGTCCAGGTTATACCCCACCAAAAGAACCAATACAGGGTCGCTATGCAATGGTGTCAAAGTACATGCCACAGTTCCAGGAACTTGCACGTACAGAAGATGTACCGCAGTCTTTTAAAATTTTTATGCGATACGTTGAAGCAGCGAATCGTATGGGTGACTAATGCAGATTGCTAGAGACGTAGCCGCTTTTGTAAATGTCTTTGGAGTAAAAGACCCAGACTTTATTGTCACTATGGCAACAATTCCTTGGGCTTCTGAAGATGAGCGTAATGGCTTTATTAATGAACTTGTTGAAATGAATAATGGTTCTCTTTTCCACGATACAGAAAGTGGTAATGTATAATGTCACTTTTTGATATAACGGCACCTAGAAAACCTAGTAATGCAGAAAAAACTTATTACTGCTGCAGCAAATTGGGCTACTGGTATTGGCGGTGGCTTAGTTGGCGGATATGCTTCACAAAAAGTTGGAGCAACTTTGGCAGCAAGTGGCAGAGTTGATGATGAAACACTTAATGCTTTAACGCTTCAGGCTCAAGCCCTTACTGATGTTTCACCAGAAAAATCATTAAATGCTCTTGCCGCACCTTATCGTGTTCTTGTAGCACGTCCATTGTCAACAGCCTTTCTTGCGGCTAACAGTAAATACCAACAGGATGTAACTCAGCAACAATCTACTGAAGGTTTTATTCCAGCCATTGATATTGCTTTATCAGCAATTCAAAATCCTGAAGCATGGCGCAAGGCTTGGCTTGATGCACGACACGTATCACCAGGTCAGGCTATTGTTGGTTATGTTGGCGATAACATTGACGGTACACAGGCTACAGATAAAATTGACTGGACCAATAAAGAACAAGTTGATGTTTACTTTAGTCAATTAAAGGGATTAAAGTATACTTCTGGTGCTATTGACTTTACTTTAAACGTTGCTGCTGACCCAATAGTTCTTGCAGGTGCAGGTGTGGGAACTGTTACACGTAAACTTATTACTGTTCCAGTTACTAACAAAAACATTGTTAAAACTGTTTCAAATATTGACGATGCTGTTGCTGGTAAACCATCTCCGTGGAATGTCCAGTTTGGTTACTACAAAGAAAATGCCAACAATCTTGATGCCATTCTTGCACATACAACAGTTGCAGGTAACGTACCTTTAGGTAATCAAATTCAGAAGGCTGCAAAGATTGCCGTTGAAACTGGAGATAACACCAAACTTGGCGAAGTATTAAAAGTTGCTGTTGGTGATAGCAAAACTATTGATGACCTTATTTATTCTGATTACCTTCTGTCTGCAGACGAAGCGATTCTTCTTAAAGAATCTGAATCAATTTTAAATACTGTAAAGTATCTTGATGAAGTAAGTCCAATTACTGGCACCGAAAGTGCAATGTTATTGAAACTACAGCGTGATGTTGCCGCAAAGCATTTTGAAAGAATTAGTGCCGATGTTGCAGATGCTACAACGCAATACAACATCACTAATGAAATTATTAAAGAAACACCAGTTGGTTCAGTAGCACGTCAAACTGCTTCGCCTTTTGGTGTTATAGAAAGTATGCGTGCTAAGGCTGCTTTAACTTACTCCAATCAATATTGGGGAATCACAGAAGAAACTGGTCGTTTCTCAAAGGTAGCCCATGCACCATCAAAGTTTTTCCATTACTTAAGTCCATCAGCACGTCTAAAAGAAGTACCTGCAGGTCATACACCACTTGGTGGTATTGCTGGTGATAATTCTGCTCTTGAATATGCCGCACGTGTACGTCAATGGGGTGCTTTGACTGGTAAGTCTGGCAAACTTCAAAAGACTTATTCAGATATATACGGCACCTTGCAGACGAAAACTTCACGTTTCCAGCATTTAGAAAAATGGGACGAAAAGGCAATGAAAGATGTTGTCGTTTCTCGCATGGCAGATGAAATTACTTCACCTTTGCGTAAATCAATTATTGCTGAAGTTGGTTCAGTATTTGCTAAGACTAGCGTTCTACGCCGTGAGCGTTTAATTAAAGAAGTAGTTGAAAGTAATTACACCATTAATGATGGCGTTGGTGGAACTGTACTTATCAAACTTGTGCAAGATACTGTTGAAGAATCTGCATTACAAATTGCTAAATCAAAGCGTGGCGCTTCCGCTAAGCCAACTGCAGATGATATTGCTCAGGCTAAAGAAGCCCTTTTAGATTCTTATTCTAAAGTTCCAGTACGTTCATCCCAAGTTCCTGGTGCACACTTTGGCGTTAACCTTGTAGAATTTGATAATGCTATTGCTGAAAATGCCAGTCGCATTAAATTAATTGTTGATGAGATTGAACTTGCAATTCAACTAGACCCAAGTCTTTTAAAGAACAACAACTGGACAAACTTAATTAAACAGGCTTCTGATGATGTTCTTAATGCAGAAACTATTACCGAAAGAATCACAACATCTGGTGCTCGCATAGCAAAAGATAATTCTCTTAAAGTTCTTGATGTAATTTATAGTGATATTTGGAAGCCAACAACTCTGGCTAGTTTTCACTACACGACACGTAACCTTACTGAAGGTGGGGGTCGCTCTGTTGCTGTTGCACTAGAAGTATCACGTGACTTTGACATTCCAGTAACACAAATTCTACGCTCATCATACTCTGAGGGTGTAGCAAGTCGTGTGTTTAAAAATATTGACCTTCGTGCGGAAGCAAAAAGCAAGCGTATTCAAATTAAATTCCTTGAAAAAGGTATTGGCAAAGAAATTGTCGCCAAGAATGGTGCAATAGTTGAAGCACTATACCAAAGCAACGACTCAGCATTTGCCACTCTTGGAGAAACATTAGTTCAGGCTGATGACATTGCTAGAATTTATGGCAACTCAACACTAAATAAAGATGTTGTTGACTTTGCACGCAACTTAAGTTACCGTTTATCAACTGCAAAAGACCGTTCCTCAAATATTAACACTCAACTTTACACGCACCTTGTAAATAATGACGTTGATGCTGCGTGGGAAGTTATTGCTTCCGCTGGTGAAGAGTACACGATTCGCACACTTGGTGCTTTCCAGGGACGTTTGCGCAAAGAACGTGTAGAAATTAATAGAATTATAAGTAGCCCTGCCTTTGCTTCCATGCCAGCAGGTATGCAAGACTCTTTAAAGAACATGGGCGAACTACTCAAGGCTTCAGATATATCATTACAAGCAGTTGCAGTTGCAGCCATTGGTAAAGCAGGAATGCGAAACAAACTTGAAGGTTTAATTAGTGGCGTTAATATAACACGCAATATTGAACGTTCAGCCGAAGGTGAATTTGAACTATTCCCTGGCTCAGGACTTATGACTTCCGATGCTTTTGCTGGTGCACTTGGTGCAATCATGCGTAAAGAGTCAAGTGCTTCCGCATCTGGTGCTTCTATTGTTTTGGATATTAACCGTGGAACTATGGGTGTTTTAGTTAACGGTAAAGTCAGGCGTGGAATTGTACGTCCATATGACGAAAAGGGACGTATCAATATTGAATGGGCTGGCAATGCTTCAGACTATGCTAACCGTCAAATGTTTGATGAGTCTACACGCCGTCTCGCTATGATTGATGTCAAGAATGGTGAAAGCATTGACACTGTTGTTACTTGGGCTAAGTCACGTAACCCTGATGCTATTGCTTGGCGCAAAGAACTTGAACACGAAATTGAAAGCATTGGCAATACAAGTCCAGACCCTATCGCAGAAATCATTGTGCGTAACGCACAGTTTGTTGAAGGTACTCTGCCAATGTACAGTGCAGATGGCAACGTTATCTCTCCTTTACTTGATGAATTGGGAGAACCTGTACTTACTGAGGCTGGTAAACTAATACCAGGAACTAACATTATTGCTGAAGAATCAGGTCTATTTGTGCCAGGTCTTCGCATTAAAGCACTTGAAGGTAAGTTAACTCCAGAAGATATGATGCTTATTCCTGAGCGTCAACGTGCATCAGTTAACGGTGCCACAGTTGAACGCAACAACGCCAATCTATGGCGGCGTGGTGTACAGGCAATGTTCAAGTGGATTGGTTCACTTCCTGAAGATACCTTTATTCGTCATCCATTCTACCGAATGATGTTCCAAACTGAACAACGCCGTATTGCTGGTTTGTGGAAAACACAGGGACGTTCAAATGATTACATTGATGCCCACCTGGATGAGTTAAGAGATTCAGCACATCGCTTTGCATACAAGCAAACAATGGAACGTCTGTATTCTGTACAGCGTAAGACTAATCCAGCACACGCACTGCGCTTTGCATCACCATTCTACATGGCTAAGCAGAACTCAAATCGTTTTTGGTTTGGATATTCAATGCGTAACCCACAATTCATTGGTCGTTACCTGCAGTTCTGGTCAGCACCACAAAAGATGTTTGACGTTGAGAATGAAAATGGTCAAGATGTTGGTACGCCTAATCCATTCTTCTCAGAAGGTATTGCTGCCAAGGTAACAATTCCTAACTTACTTGCTGACATGATGGGTATTCCACAAGACCAGCGTTTCTCAACACAGTTGAGCAGTTGGGACCTAATCAACAACGGTTACATGCCATTCATCCCAGAAGGTGGCGGTGGCGTGTTTGACGTTAGCATCTCCTGGTTGTTCAATAAGGCTTCTGGCAAGGCATACGACCCAGAACTATTGTTAACTAAGTTTGGTATGGACCCAGAGTTGGTTCGTAAGTTAATTGCACCGTATGCTAACGCACAAGGCAATATTAGTGAACGTGACCAACTACTTAACTTCCTAATTACACCTAACTCATGGATGCGCTCTGGTTTAGCAGCAGCATCTGGTGCACCTGTCATTGGTAACGTTGCTAGTTTTGTTGACCCTAAGGCTAGTGAGCGTTTAGTAAATCGTACTATCAAGAACTACAAGTACCTTTACGAGCAGTACCTAAATGAGCAAGAGTACAATGTTGCCATTGACGAGAAGCAACAAAACGATGAACTCCAGGCTCTATGGGCAGAGGCTAACTCAATGGCTATCAATGAGTTCCTTTGGGAAGGTTTCTTACAGGCTGCCCCTGGTATTGGTAGTGTAAAGATTGAAATGTACGCTGACCGCAAGGCTGCTGAACTTCGTGATTACGAAAAGCGTTGGGGTCAAGACGAAGGTATGACTCGCTTTGTGCAAGACAATACAAAGATGACATTTGATGGTGAAGTAACATCTTACGGTGAATATACCTACATCACAGCCAAGGCTGGTGGTGCAGACAATAACAAGTTCGGTGTGTTTGCTAGTCCACAGACAATGCGTGCCATTCAACAGAACCGTGAACTCTGGGATGATAACGCTACTATAACTGGTGGACCTGATGGAACTCCAGACGGTAAAATTCTTGGTTCGTTGTTTAACATTGGTGACAGGCAGAAAGACTTCTCCGCTACTGTAAACAATAAACTATATAAAGAGGGAATTAAACAAAAGGTTCCTCAGTCAGAACAAGCAACTATTGCAATCGCCGTTGATACTGGTAACAGTGAATACTTTGCCATGCTTGATGGCTTTGATGCTGAAGCGGAATCACTAGGAATTGTTCCTGGTTCTGATGCTTTCAACTCAAAGTATGGCAAAGATATTGATGATGCTGAAAAAGCATTAAGTGATAGAAACCCTATTTGGTTTAGATATAGTGGAAGCATAAACCTTTTAAAGGCTGACAATAACGTTAAGACAATTCTAAACGTGCTTGGCGATGAAAAGTTTATGGCAACTGTTGGTAAGAAAAGTCCAGTTGTCCAAGGTCTTGCAATGTACATGAATGGTCGCTCCAAGATTGTTGAAAGTAGATTGCAACTATCTGAAGAGAACAAAGACCCATTGGCAACAAACATCTACAGAACCAAGAAGTTCAGTGGAATTGTTGCTGAAAAAGAAGAACTAGCACAAAGTGTTATTGCAGAATATCCTGACTTTGCCCCTTTCTACAACTACTACTTAAAGCGTGATGCACTATACACAGACGGCTTTATTGCGGAGATTAAATAATGAGTGACAATCCACAAGATTTAGATAATAATGGTACCGTAACTCAATCTGAAAAGAATCGTTACCGTCAAGGTGAGCGCAAAAAGTCTGGTGGTGGAACCACAGGTGGTGGTAATACAGGCACTACAGGACCAACTGGTCCTGCTAATACCGCTGTTAAGCCTAAACTTCCTGCTGGTACAACTGGTCGCAGAGTTGAAGATAGTGACATTCTTTGGGGTGCAGGAGAATATGGCGGCGCAGTAAGTTACAAATCTAAGGGTGCCGCCGAAAACTACTTAACTAAAAATGCTCCAGAATATGCAACCATTAAAGCAAGTTATGATGCTTGGGGTAAATCAGTTTATGGTTCACGCACAAGTCTTGCTGGCTTTTGGAAGAAAATTGTTGGTGCCGCACAGTCATCTGCTACAACTCCATGGTCTGTCCTTGCTAGTTATAACTCACAGTTCCCTGGTGGTTCACTAGATGGTTCTGGTGCAACTAATATCAACGGCGGTGGTGGCGGAGGCGCAGCAAGGTTTATTGGAACCAGTCGTGCTGACTTAGATTACTTTATTGATTCAACAATTCAGGCTGCATTTAATCGTCCTGCTACAGCGCAAGAAAAAGATATGTTTGCTAAGCAGTATTCTGCTGGTGAAAAACTTGCTAATAAGCAAGCACGTACTGGTAAAGGTCCTGGCTGGTCCAAAGACCAGTACACCAAAGACTTCTTAACTAATAGTTTACGTTCATCATTAGGTGTTGAACCTGATGCACAACTACTTGGTGATGCTGGTAGCATTCAAGACCAGTTAGAACAATATGCCGCAGACATGGGTCTGACTAAAACTCTTCGTGGCATTAACAGCGATGTAATTCGTGTCATGCAAGGTGAAAGCATTAATGATGTTATGCGTGGCTACAAAGACGAAGCAATTATTATGTTCAAGCCACTGGCTGATAAGTTAAAGGCTGATAATCCAACAAATCTAATGCAGGGAATTAAGGTAAAAGATATTCTTAGTCCTTACACTTCATATATTGAAGACCTTACGGATAAGGTACGTGGCTCAGTTAAACTTACAGATGGAATTATTCAGAAGATTATTAGTTCTGATGTTCTTCCCGATATGGGGACAGTTAATCAGTGGGTTCGTGGTACTGATGATTTTGCTAAATCAACAACGGCAAAGAAAGAAGCACAGGACTTAGGAATTTCTTTCCTTAGGGCTTTTGGATGGGGTAATAAATAATGGCTGACGGTTTTGAATTAAACATTGATGTTTTTAAAAGCGTCTTAAGTTTGATGTTTGATGTTGAAGCACCTGAAAATCAAGCATGGATTAACGCTGCCTTTAACTGGGCAAAGCCAAAGGTTGACGGTGGTGTTGATGTGTCCTTGATTCCTGACATGCTACTTAAGTCTGATGCTGCAAAAGAGCCAGCAATGAAACCTTTTTATGACCGCTTCTCTTCTATGATGGCTGCAAATGAGCGTGCTAAAGCCAACAACAAAGCGGTGCCTTATGACACTATTTCAAATTATGTTCAAGCAGAACGTGATTATGCTAGTGCTGTTAGGTCACGCACAGGCTTTGAAGAATTTACTACCATTGATAACATTAAAAAATTTATTGACAATGACCTTTCTATTCAAGAAGTAACTGACCGAATTGACAATGCATTCTATGCTGTTCGCAATGCTGATGAAACTTTAAAGAATGAAATTAAGAAGATGTTCCCATCTGCTAGTGATGAAGATTTGGCTAGAACTCTTATTACTGGAGATATTGATTCATTAACTGGTAGACAGAAAATCGGTGAAGCAGGAATTATGGCTGCTGCAACCACTTCCAATTATGGCTATATTGCATCTAATGTGTCTGACCTTCAAAAGCAAGGAATCACTCGTGAAAGTGCACTTAAGGGCTTCCAACGAGTGGCTGGTGAACGTGGTGGAATTCAACAAGCATCTCGCATGTTTGGTGGAGAAGGACCGACACAAGCAGAACTTGAAGCAGAAGCACTTGGAACTGGCGGAGAATCTGCATCAGCCAAGCGCCTTCGTTCACAGACTCGTGCACAGTTTGGTGGTTCCTCTGGTATCACAACTGGTTCGCTAGGTCGCAAGAAGCAAGTATAACAAACTCTCGTTGGATTAACCGCCCCCAACGAGTAAAAGAGCGGTAGTACATACCAACCTGCATACCCCTGTGTGGGAGTGAGACATGTACGAACAACAACTAATGTAAGGGAGATAGTTGCGATGAGCAACAACACACAAGACTGGGACGATGACTTTGAGTTTGAGGACTATGACGATGCACCACAACGTGGTTCATCTGATGATGTACTCAAGAAAGTCCGCCGTGCCGAACGTGCAAAAGACAAACAACTCAAAGAGTTGCAGTCCGAATTGGAAGCATTGCGCAAGTTTCAACGGGAAGCAACAATTAGTCAAGTCTTGACGGAGAAAGGTGTCAACCCAAAGGTTGCCAAATTCATTCCAGCAGATATTGAAATGTCCTCGGACAGCATCAGTAACTGGCTGACTGACAATGGTGAACTATTTGGTGTTGCTGCACCTGTACAACAAAACGCAGCACAGAGTGAAGACTATGCTGCTTTGCGTCAAATAGATGCAGTAACATCTGGGGCTATTTCTCCAGATGATGTTAATGATGCATTCAACATCATGAATAACGCTGGCTCTGCAGAGGAGTTACTAAACTTCCTCTACAGCCAAGGCGTTGAATAATCGCAAATCAATCTAACCCCTAAGGAAATATATTATGCCGAATACAGGCTTATCAGGTGGTAGTGCAGCAACTAACGGTGGTCTTGGTGGTGGCGCTTACGCTTCCGCTAACAACGTTGGTGCTTTCACTCCATCAAACGCCGCAGGTCTAGTTCAGAAGGCGTACGACCGTCTTGTTGAATTTGAACTGCGTGCAACTCCACTCATCCGCTCCGTAGCGGACAAGAAGCCAGCACGTCAGGCAATGCCTGGTTCAAGTGTTGCGCTACAAATCTACAACGACCTTGCTGTTGCTAAGACCGCTTTGTCGGAAGATGTAGACCCAGCAGCAGTATCACTTGCTACTCCAGACATCGTAACTGTAACTCTAAACGAGTACGGTAACGCAACTGTAGTAACTCGTAAGTTGCAGTTGATGTCTCTTGCAGATGTTGACCCTGCTGTTGCAAATATCCTTGCATTCAACATGGCTGATTCCATTGACGAACTAGCACAGGATGCACTACTTGCAGGTACTAACGTACTTTACGCAACTGGTGGTTCAACCGTAGCAACAACAACCTCAGGTATCACTTCAGATGACACAATCACTGCTGCAGATATCCGCCGTGCTGTTGCCAAGTTGCGTACCAACAAGGCTAACGGACGTAAGGGTTCAATGTACTGGTGTGGTATTCACCCAGAAGTATCCCATGACCTCCGTGCTCAGAGTGGTTCCGCTAACTGGCGTCTACCACACGAGTACTCAGCACAGAGCAACATCTGGGCTGGCGAAATCGGTAACTTTGAAGGTGCTTACTTCATTGAATCCCCTCGCCTACGTAAGGGTGCAGACGGTGCTTCAAGCATTCCTGTATACCGTACATTCCTTGCAGGACAGCAAGCACTTGCTGAGGCTGTAGCCGAAGAACCACACGTGGTTATTGGTCCAGTCGTTGACAAGTTGATGCGTCAGCGTCCAATCGGTTGGTACGGTGTTCTAGGACACGCTATCTACCGTAACGAGGCACTGTTCCGTATTGAGTCATCCTCAAGCATTGCGTAACTAGCAATCTAATCTCATCCCCAGGTCATATAACGGTCCTGGGGGTGGGGTTATGTTTCTAACATAGAAGGAAAACATAATGGCTTATCTATTCGCACCACCTACGGTGGACCAAGGACCAGCAGGTGGGCACTGGTTGTTCTGGCGATACAACCTAAAGCGTGGAATTACTGTCTACAAAATTGATGGACAGTGGTACGAAGAGCAGTACCCATCACAAGATGATTTAGATATTGCCGATGTTTACTACCTTGGCGGACATGAGTACACCGTAACCGAAGCCGAAAAGGATGACCTTGAGGCTGCTGGCTATGAGGTGAGTACGGTATGACACTTCTAGAATCCTTGTCCGTAGTTTCTCTAGCCCTAGGAATTATTGCCATGTTAGGTAAGTGGCTAATTGTTAATCCACTTAAAAGATTTATTAAAGACCAGACATATCCTATTCAACCCTCTAGCAATGGTGGACGCAGCCTCAGAGACGTAGCGGAAACTGTAACAAGAATTGAACAGCGTTTAAACGAACATATTGATTTCCACCTGAAGGATAAATAATGAGTGGTAAGTACAACATTGTAGCCGAGCAAGGTGCTACCTTTAATCTAAACTTCCGTGTTGAGACCGATGGTACTCCATGGGATTTGACTGGCTACACCTTTGCTATGCAGGTTCGCCGTTCTACTTCTGCAAGCACAACTTTACTTAATATTACTTCTGCAACTATGACTTCCGTTGGTCACGTATCTGCAACAGTTGATGCTACTACCATGTCTGATGTACCTGCTGGTCGTTGGGTGTATGACATTGAGTTAACTGCTGGTTCTGGTGGTGAGGTTACTCGCATCTTGGAGGGTCGCTTTATTGTTACACCGCAGGTGACACAGTAATGCCAGACTACACAGTTATTATTGAGGAAGAAGTTACTGCTACTACCGTCACCATTGAAGATACGGTTTATGACATTACACTTGAAGCAGATGTTTTACAGGAGACTGTTGTCATTGTTGACAACCAGCAAGGTCCTCAAGGAACTCAAGGTGTTACGGGACCTACAGGTCCAATCGGTCTTACAGGACCAACAGGTTCCCAAGGTCTCCAAGGTGAAACAGGTCCTACTGGTAGCACTGGTACTACTGGTTCTACTGGACCGACAGGACCAACAGGTTCAACAGGACCAACAGGAAGCACTGGTCCCACAGGGGCTACGGGTAGTACGGGTCCAACAGGACCAACGGGTGAGACAGGTTCTACGGGACCGCAAGGTAGTCAGGGTATTCAAGGGGTCACTGGACCCACTGGAGCGACAGGCTCACAGGGCATTCAAGGTATCCAAGGTGTAACTGGTCCAACTGGTTCAACAGGTGCTACGGGTCCAACTGGACCTCAAGGAAACATCGGTCCAACAGGACCTACTGGTTCCCAGGGTATACAGGGCAATACAGGACTGACAGGTCCAACTGGGGCTACAGGTGCAGACAGCACTGTAGCAGGTCCTACTGGTCCTACAGGGGCTACAGGACCTACTGGTCCAACGGGTGCTGATTCTACTGTAGCAGGTCCTATAGGAGCCACTGGTCCAACGGGACCAACTGGTGCTACTGGCAGCACGGGAGGTACAGGTCCTACGGGTGCTACTGGAGTAACTGGTTCTACTGGTGCAGGTGTCCCAGTTGGCGGTAGTGCTAATCAAATTCTTGCCAAAATTAATGCTACTGATTACAACACTGCTTGGGTTGAATCTTATGTACTTGTAACTAATACAACTGGCATAGCCGTAGGCCCTAATGCTGGTGATAGCATCACTACTGGCGCTGGAAATGCCGTGTTAGGTTACGATGCTTTAACTTCAAATACTACTGGTAGTAATAACGTAGCCATTGGTTTTGAAGCATTAAAAACAAACTTTGATTCTAACTGTGTAGCAATTGGTTATCAGGCACTCGCTTCTATGCAAGGCGCTAATGCGGTTGCTGTTGGTTACCAGGCTCTTTCTGCTAACACTACTGGCTCTATCAATACAGCAGTTGGTTACCAAGCGCTTGCGTTAAACACTATTGCTAGTGGAAACACTGCTGTTGGTAGAAGCGCACTTGCTGCCAATGTCACTGGAAACTTTAATACCGCAGTTGGTGGTTACTCTCTTCTAGTCAATACTGGTTCAGAAAATACTGCCTTTGGGTACAACACTCTTGCTGATAATACAACTGGCATAAGAAATACTGCAGTTGGAGTTTATTCACTTCAAGATAACACTACTGGAACTGACAACACTGCTGTCGGTAGAGGAACCCTTAACTTAAATACTTTTGGTGGTGAAAATACTGCGGTAGGTTCTTTGGCGCTTTCTAGTAATACTACTGGCGCAAGAAATACCGCAGTTGGAAGATTAGCGCTTCAAAATAATACTATTGCAATTGACAATACTGCTGTTGGTTACGGCACACTTACCGCCAACACCACAGGATCCAACAACGTAGCAGTTGGTTCTGGCGCCCTCAATGACAACACTACTGGTACTCAAAACGTAGCCGTTGGAACCAGCGCGCTAGATGTTAATACTTTCGGCAATAACAACGTTGCCGTTGGTTTTAGTGCTCTTGGCGCTAATACAACTGGTTCAAGTAACATTGGTATTGGTTCAAGCGCATTGATTGTAAATACTATTGGCACAAGCAACATAGGAATTGGCAGTAACGCGTTAGCCTCTAATACCACAGGTAATCAGAACGTTGCCGTAGGTCTTAGTTCGTTGCTTTCAAACACTACAGGTTCCAACAACGTTGCTGTTGGTTATAATGCACTTCTTAACACAACTATTGGTAATCAAAATACTGCGGTAGGTTCCTCCGCGCTTGCTTCAAATACTACAGGTATTAATAATACTGCAATTGGTTTTAACTCTCTTAACGATAATACAACTGGTATTCAAAATACTTCTGTTGGTGTTTCAACACTTAGCAATAACACTACTGGTTCTAATAATACAGCAATTGGTGTTAATGCACTCAACGTTAATACTACTGGTGCAGGAAATGTCGCTGTTGGCGTTTCTACTCTTAACGCAAATACCAGTGGAAATAACAACGTTGCATTTGGTAATGAGGCTGGAGATAAAATAACAACTGGTTATCAGAATACTATTCTCGGTGGAGGTGCAGCATCTACTGGAACTAATGATATAACTACAGGTTACAACAACGTTGTTATTGGTTTCAATTCAAGAACAAACTCTGCTTCTGCATTTGGACAAATTGTTATAGGTGCTGGAGCAGTTGGACAAGGAAATGACCAAGTTGTAATTGGCGGTGGCGGTGGAAAAATCTACAATGCCTACACTGTTAACGCAACTTGGACACAAACATCAGATGGTCGCTTAAAGAAAAACGTTGAAGAAGACAATCTTGGTCTTTCTTTTGTTAACCGTTTGAAGCCAGTCAAGTTTACTTGGAAGCCATCAAATGAAATTGACCCAGAACTTCCTTACTACAATGAGGAAAACCAGCGCAATACCGAAACAGTTATTCATGGTCTTATTGCTCAGGATGTTAAGTCTGCCCTTGATGCTGAGGGAGTATCAACCTTTAATGGTTGGGATGAAGGCGAAGATGGTATCCAGGGAATCAGCCGTGAGATGTTTGTTACCCCACTAATTAAGGCAATACAAGAACTCTCAGCACGTGTGGTAGAATTGGAAGCAAGACTAGAACAAATCTAGTCCTGACCACAAGGACGCAAACATGTTGAATATCCTCATAGCCACCCCATCATACGATGGTAAGGTTGATGTCTGGTATGCTAATTCATTAACTAACACCATACTGTATGGACTGCAAAATGACATATCGTTTCAGCCATTATACATGGCTTACGATTCGTTAGTTCAGCGAGCACGCAATGACCTTGCTGCTGCTGCAGTTGAAAGTGGTTACGATGGTATCCTTTGGATTGATTCAGACATGGAATGGCACCCACAGTGGGCTGTTGATGCTGTCCTATCAGGTAAAGATGTACTAGGTCTACCTGCTATCAAGAAGTCTATGTACGAAGAACAGTACAACGTTAAGGCTAAGCCAGAACAACTTGTAGTTGAAAATGGCTTGATGAAGGTTGACAGTGTTGGTACAGGATTCTTGTACATGTCCAAGGATGCTATCACATCCCTATGGAAGTCATCCAAGAAGTACGTACACAACGGTCTAATCCGTAAGTGGATATTTGAAGTCAAACTTCAAGATGGAGACATCATCTCTGAGGACACCTTAGTCTGCCAGAAGTTACAAAAGGCTGGCTTTGATATCTTTATTGACCCGTCTAAGACTTGTAACCATGTTGGAACACACAAGTTCCAGGGTGACTTTGCTGGATTTGTAAACAGAATCTTGGAACAAGATAGTAACCTATGAGTCTTTGGCTAACGATACCTGTAGGTGAACGCCGTCAATATTTAGATGACATCATCAGGGAAAGTAACCTACCACCAGAACAAATAGTTGTAGTCAATACCTTTGACAATACGCCAACACCATACGTTCATAACATCTATGACCATGGTGAGATTAACATTCATCGTTGGTGGAACAAGGGTATTCACTTTGCTAAGCATCGTGGTGCTAAATATGTTGCGGTTCTTAATGATGACTTGGTACTTACAGATGACCCATTGAACAAGATTGCTAAGGCAATGGAAGAACTTGACGCTACCTTAGGTCATCCAGTTCCACATAGTGGAAAGATATCTGGCTATTGCTTTGTACTAAACGTACAACACAACATACTTGCAGATGAATCCTACCGTTGGTGGTTTGGTGATGATGACCTATGGAATCAAGCAAAAAAACTTAATGGCATCACTGGTGTACCAGTTAATGTAAAGCATCTTCATGGCAATGAATTAACAAGTAACAGCAAGAAACTTATGGAACTTGCCAGTGAAGACAAAAAATTATACAAACAGAAAAACGGTATTTAATCATGGCTTGTAGAACAGGATGTCCAACACAGGACTGCGAATCATACGCAGACTGCTGTAAGGGTGTAGCAATTAATAAGTCTTCACTACGCCCATAGTGTGATACTATTATAGCATGGTTAAGATTGCAGTCTATGCTATAGCCAAGAATGAGGCTAAGCACGTTAAGAGGTGGCATGAAGCCACCAAAGGGGCAGATGTCCGAATTGTCCTAGATACAGGGTCAGAAGATAACACCTATGACCTACTCCAGAAGTACCCCATAGAAGCCCACAGAGCCACGCTAAGCGACTTTAGGTTTGATGTGGCTAGGAACATGGCACTAGATTTAGTACCATCTGACGTGGATGTGTGTGTGTCCTTGGACATGGACGAGATACCTGACCCAGACTTCTTTGACCAGATACGAGAGCACTGGAAGCCAGATACTGGCAGGGCTTGGGTCATGTGGGACACAGGTAATATCTGGGCTAACAACCTACGTGTCCATGCTAGACATGGTTACCAGTGGAAGTATCCTTGCCATGAAGTTACCGAATCAACTACTGGTATAGATAACCCTGTTGTGCTTGAGACCTGTGTACGTCACGTACCAGACAATGACAAACCACGTAGTAGTTACTTATCACTATTAGAACTGGGACACGCTGAAGACCCTAATGACCACCGCATGTTGGTTTACTTAATACGTGAGTATTACTTTAAAGGTATGTGGCAAGAGGTTATTGACCACGGCAAGAAGTTAGAACTTCAATCTGGTGGTTGGAATGTTGAACTTGCCCAATCGTGGCGAGCCGTAGGCGAAGCCTTTATTAAACTTGGTAATGAACATGAAGGTCTACATTGGTATCAACGTAACGTTGAAGAAGCACCAACTGACTTAGAGGCTTGGATGCCTCTGGCTTTTCATTACTACGAAAAGAAAATGTGGCAGCACTGTTATCAGGCTGCTATCAAAGTAACCGAACTTTCCCTTGAGTCGCATAATCATTATGTGGCTGACTCTTCAATGCCGTGGAGAATGTACGACTTGCTGGGTATTGCTTGCTGGAACCTAGACAAGAAGGGTTCTGCTAAGAAGTACGCACGTAAAGCAGTTGAACTTAATCCTGATGATAAACGATTAGTGGATAACTATGAGTTCATTATGACACAAACGGCTAAACAGTTCAAGGATAAACAATGACACATAGTCATACAGCAAAGATTCTCACTTGGAAACTTGATGAGGACTTTAACTACAAGCCAGGTTCTTATGGTTGCACTGACTGCGATGAGACCTTTACCGAGGCACCAAGCAACGGAAACATTGTAGTTGAGCACACACATACTTCCTATGTAGCAGGTTGTTTTGCTTGCAAAATAGGAACTCTTCAGTTAAACACTGGAGATGCTAACGGTGGTAGAGATATGTCCCAGAAGAAATGGGACAAGGAACTAGACCTTTATCGCTCAGCACGCAAGCAAGGTATACAACCAGAAGGTACAACCACCGCCAAGATTCAAAAGGCTCTTGACGTATCAGATAAGACAGGACACGCATATGGCTCCGACCTCTAAGGCTGCTAAGCAGACCAAGGTTAAAAAGGTAATGAGAGAATACAAGACTGGCACGCTGCACTCTGGTAAGGGTGGAACTGTCGTTAAGTCACGTCAACAAGCAATCGCAATCGCAATGAGTGAGGCTGGAATGAAAAAGAAAACAACTACAAAGACAAAGGCTCACTCTCCAAAGGGTGAGTACAAATCTGCTGCCGATAAGAAAAAACACGAAGCAAAAGAATCTCCTCGCAAGAAGAAGATGGAAAAGAAGATGGGACGTTCATCCTGATGGCACCAAAACCAAAAGTAAAAGCAAAGCCAGCAGTTAAAGTTAAGGCTAAGATGGCTACAAAACCAAAGGTAACAAAGTCTCGTGGCAGCAATACTGTTAAGCAAGTTGGTGACCAGAACCAACGTGAATGGTACAACGGAATTCGCCAAAAGGCTGGTGGAAAAGTTGTTAATACTTCCACAGATGCAAACGGTCAGATGTTAAAGGTCGCTCAAAAAGATAAAGACGGACGTGTACGTGCATCTTCACAGCGTGCTGGTGGAAAAGGAAAATAATTATGTGTGCTAAATGCGGATGTAATCACATCAATTATCAACATGAAATGCCAAAGGTAGAAGGTTCATCCTTTACTCCACAGGTAGTAAACAACAACATGCCGAAGGTACCAGCAGTTCCTGCTATGCCTCGCACAGCCAAGAAGGGTAAGTAACATGGCAATTAAAAGAGAATCTTCCAGTAAGGCAAAGGCACCAGCACCAAAGAAAACAAAAGCAACTGGTGCTGCAAAAAAGACAACCACTTCTCGTGGAAGTAAGACCATAAAGCAGACTGGTGATATGAACCAGCGTGAATCGTATGCCGCCAACCGTTCAAAAGATGTTAAAGGCATTATGACTACAAGAGGCACAAAATACGCTGCTGATGGTACTCGTTACAAGCCTGGCACTGGTAGCAAAAATTCTAGCAGTGATTACTCTAAAGTCAGCAAGGCTGAAGCAAGTGGAACTTATGGTGGCGTAAAAGAAGCACGTAAGGTTCGCAACCAGCAACGTGCTGGTGGTAAGGGTAAGTAATTATGGCAGTCAAGAAGGACCCACGTTTAGCACGTGCAGGTGTTTCTGGCTATAACCAGCCGAAGCGTACACCTGGACATCCAACAAAGTCACACGTAGTTGTGGCTAAAGAAGGTACACAGGTTAAGACTATTCGTTTTGGACAACAAGGTGTGACGGGTGATAGACAACCCACCGCACGACAGGCTTCGTTTAAAGCCCGTCACGCCAAAAACATTGCTAAGGGCAAGATGTCCGCAGCATACTGGGCAGATAAGGTAAAATGGTAATGGCAACATTTGGTTCTATGACTGATGAGGTTGTACGTAAACTTGCAGGGTTTACGCTACGTCAAGACCGTCAGACACATCTCACTGCTGCGCTTAATGCAACAGCAGTAACTATTACTGTTGCCTCTGCAAACAACATCTCTTCAGGTATCATCCAGATTGATGACGAATTAATCTATGTAGATTCCTATGACCGTAATTCTGGTGTCCTAAGTATCCCACCATATGGTCGTGGCTACAATGGTACCTCCGCTGCAACGCACCAGAGTGGTGCACGTGTAATTGTTTCTCCTACCTTCCCATCAGTGGATGTCAAAGATGCAATTAACGAAACTTTACTTGCTACATTCCCAGACTTATACACCACTGGTACACACACATTCTCGTTCTCTCCTGCCAAATCTACTTATGCTTTGCCTGAAGAAGTAGAGACTGTCCTTGGAGTTGCTTATGAAACTACTGGTCCTTCTAAAGAATGGCTTCCAGTTCGTGGCTATCGGGTTGACCCTATGGCTAATGTTGATGCTTTTAATTCTAAAAATAGTATTACTTTGCTATCTGGTGTTGAGTCTGGTCGCACTGTCCAAGTATTCTATACCTCTGCTCCTACCGTAATGGATGCAAACGATGATGACTTTGAGATTGTTACTGGCTTGCCAGCATCATGTAAAGATGTCATTGTTCTTGGTGCTACTGCACGCCTAGCATCCTTCATTGACCCAGGTCGCTTGACCTTTGGTTCTGCCGAGTCAGACCAACAGTCACAGATTGCTGGTCGTGCCTATGGCGCAGGTACCAACGCATCTAAGTATCTTCTTGCTCTGTACGATAAGCGTCTTGCTGAAGAGTCAAGAAAACTTAATGACCGCAACCCAATCCGTATCCACTTCACCCGATAGGTAAATCATGGCACGTAATTATTCCTCAGTTGTTGAGCCTAAGGCATTAACAGCAAACATCACTGATGCTACAGCAACACAGATTACCCTTAACAATGTAACTGGTCTACCTAGTGCACCATATGTTCTTGTAATTAACCCAGACACTGCTAAAGAAGAAGTGGTTCTGGTTACAGTTGACCAGACTGGTGTTACATCACCAACTCTAAAGGTACAACGTGCTATTGAAGCAAGTGGTGGCGTTGGTGTTGCTCGTGATAACCATACCATTGGTGATGTTGTTAAGCACATGATTGTTGGTTCTGACCTACAGATTGTGCATGACCATGTAGACAATACCTCTGCTCACGATGCTACTGGTGGTGTAGTTGGTCTTACAAAGTCACAAACATTAACCAATAAAACAATTAACTTAACTAGTAATACTCTTACTGGTACCCTTGCGCAGTTCAACACTTCGTTATCTGATGCTGACTTTGCAACTACAACTACAACTCAAACACTAACTAGTAAGACTTTAACAAGTCCAACTATAACTGGTCCAAGTATAAGTAATGCAACATTTACTGGCACATCTACATTCCCTGAATCAGGGGCTGGTTTAGTACCAGTTGGTGTGATTGCACCTTTTGCTGGTGCTACTGCGCCTACTGGTTGGTTACTCTGTTTTGGTCAAACTCTTAACTCAATAACCGATACAAAGTATGCGGCACTATGGACTGCTATTGGCACTACATATGGTGGCAGTAGTTCATCTTCCTTTAATGTTCCCGACCTTCGTGGTCGTGTTGTTGCTGGTGTAGATAACATGGGTGGCACTGATGCTGGTCGTCTTGACTTGGCTAACACACGTGGTACTTCTAGTGGTGCACAGAACGTTACTTTAACTGAAGCACAAATGCCTGTTCACTCTCACGGTAACACTGTTACTTTTAGTGGTGACGGAGCGCATACGCACACTATTAGTACAAATATTGATAGGTCTGCTGCTGATAGTGGAAATACAGTAACTTTAATTGATATTGCAACAACTCCTCTACCATATTTAGTAACTAACAGTGGTGAAGGTGGTCACAGTCACAGCGTTTCCGTCAGCATTGCCAATGCTGGTGGTTCTAGTGGTACTACTCAGGCACATAGTGTCTTGCAGCCAACCATGGTTCTTAACTACATCATCAAATACTAAGGATACTAAGTGCCAACTTATGATATTAGTGAAGACACTCCCTATGACATTTCCATACCATCAACGGAAGCAGTTTTTGAATTAACTGATACTGCTTACGATGTTGTCATTGATGACTTGCCATTTATTGTTAAGGTAAGCAATCAAGACCCATACCGCCGTGAGACTGCTCCATACAAAAAGGAACAGTTTGATAACAGTCCTGAACCAGGTGAGCAATCGCTTACTGGTTGGTGGTTACGTTCACAGACATCATGGCACAACGGTGCTGGTATTAAGTTCTATGAGCCAGGTACAGACTACCAACATGTAAGCCATAGGTTTGCTGATAGTCGTGGTGTTGATGTATGGACCATTGGTGAAGCAACACTTCTTCCAGAAGTTGTTGACGTTTACACTGGAGATAATTTAATTAACGCTGCTGCTGGTAGTGATGGTACGGATGTACTTGTATCAGGTGACTCTGTTGGTGCACTAAAAAAGATTTCTTTTAGTAGTGATAACCAAGCAACTGTAGGACCAACTGCAAGTGGCTATACTATATCAACTCACACTGCATATCCGTTTAGTTCTGTAACTACTGATGGAACTAACTACTATGCTACTTGTTCTCGTGCTATTCATACTGGTCCTATTGGTAGTGACTCCGATGTACTAGCATTTAAGTTTAGTAACTCAGGTGTAAGTAATACTTTTATTCAATATGTTAAAGGTTATGTTCTGTTTGGTTTAGGTAATTCTATATACAATATGAACTCTCTTACTGCTGGTTTTATTCCTAGTGGTGCAAGTAGAACAACGTCAAGTCATAGCCATACATCTGGTACTGATACTTTGCCACCAGGATTAAAGACACATATCAATCCAAACTGGCTTTGGAATGATGCTACTGCTGGTCCTGCTGCTATTTACATGTCAGGTAATGCTGGTAACAATGGTGAAGTATGGCAAGTATTGTTTGATGAAGCGACTAATACCATTGATATGCCTGGTGCAACTATGGTTCTTTCTTTGCCAGATGGTGAAACAATTAATGCAATTCACTACTATCTTGGTGTACTAGCATTAGGTACAAATAAGGGATTACGAATCTGCCCTATTAATGTTAATGGTCAAGTAATTCTTGGTCCGCTGCTATATGAAAATGGTTACTACCCAGTTAATGGATTTACTGAGTCTGGTAACTACATCTATGCAGCAACTAAAGCAGATAATGAAGATGCTACATTCCAACATGCTTGTCTTATCCGTGTAGATTTATCTGCACAGTTTGATGATGGTACTTATGCATTTGCACATGATCTTGAGTACCGCAGTTCTGTTAATGAAACTTATGCAGTAAGCAACAAGGCTTTAACAAGTAACGTTGCTACTATAACTACATCTCTTCCACATGATTTTAATGTTAATAATACTATTACTGTTGCTGGTGTTGATGCTACGTTTAATGGTACTTATGTTGTAACTGCCGTAACAACTACTTCTCCTTATACAGTTTCTTACGCTAAAACTGCTACCAATGTTACCTCAACTCCTGTTTCTCCACAAGGTACAGTAGTTGAAACTTCAAGTAATAGTGAAGCAACTGAGGTATACCAGATTAACAACCGTATAGTTATGGTAGTTGAAGAAGATGAAGCAACAAATACTGGTGAGTTGCACATTCAGAGTGAATCATTAAAGCGTGATACTGGTTGGTTTACAACTGGTAAAATTCGTTACGGTACTATTGAACCTAAGTTCTTTAGATATATCAATGTCCAATGTACCACTGGTTCTGGTGATAACATTACAGTTTATACGATTGATAAGAATAATCAGGAAAATTCTCTTGCCGTTCTGTCTGAAGGTATAAGCAACCAGGATGTCTTTATCTCTAACCCTTCTACCAAGCAAGAATACATGTCATTTAAGTTTGTCTTTAATAACGTAACAGATGACCAGGACTTGCCAATACTAGAGGCTTATCAAATTAAAGCAACACCTGCTACTCGCCGTCAGCGTATGTATCAGTATCCACTGTCATGCTATGACACGGAGATGGATAGATTTAGTGCCGTCTTTGGATACAAGGGTCGTGCAATGGAATACATTCAACGTCTTGAAGCCATTGAAGAAACTGGAAAGTTTGTTCACGTAACGGATTACCGTACTGGTGAACAGTATGACGGTGTAATTGAAGAGGTTCGTTTTACTAATGAATCTTCCCCAGATAAAGACAACAACGGCTTTGGTGGCTTGTTGTTAGTAACAGTAAGGAAACTATAATGAGAAACTTTGGTATCTGGTTAGCAGATAGTCCATTTGGTGGCATGTTAAAGGCAGCATTAGGTGCTGTACTTGTATACGTTCTAGATAACGTTGCATCTTTTGACCTAGCACCTGTTGTTATTGTTGCACTTGGTGCAGCATTACCAGTGGCAATTAACTATGTCAATGGTATGGATGTACGCTACGGAAGCGTAAGCGAATAGTGTATCCAGTTAAAGATGCTAAGATGTCAGTCCCCTATGGTAAAAAGGGGAGACTCTGGAAATCTGGTTGGCATGACGGTGTTGACTTTGCTTGCAAGACTGGTACTCCAGTCTATGCAGCACGTAGAGGTGTAGTAACCGCAGGTAACTGGGGTGCTGACTATGGCAAGCACATTGTACAGCGCAGAACATACCCACTAGGTACAAAGAACCATCTTGTGTATGCACACCTATCTAAGGTGTTTGTATCTCCTGGTGATAAAATTAAAAAGGGACAATTAATTGGATTGTCTGGTAGTACAGGTAAGAGCACTGCTCCCCATCTTCACTTTGGTGAACGTGATGGTGCTCGTTGGAGCACAAGTAAACCAGTTAACCCACAACATACATTGGATGCATAATGATTGCTAAAGTAGAATCAAACAAAGACAAGCAGTCTATTGTTTCAGGTAATGCTACCCTTGTCCGCATCAATGGCAAGACATCTTGGAAGGGTTCGGTACGTCAAAGACGTAACCTATGGGAGACCACAATACAGGTAGAACTACCTGCTAGTGGACTACCTAACATCATCCGCTTCCGCTTCTGTCGCTACCCAGGAACTGCCAAGGCAGATTACACTGGGCACTTCTCTTATCCAGTGCACCCAGGTATGGCAGGTAGGACAGTATGGGTTACTCTAGCCCACGGATTTATCTCAGGTGGTGCTATGCCAGTTGGTCTGTTCATTGACCATGATGGTACGTCCCCTATAGCCCTTGACGGACGGCAGATAAAGGCTAATTAGAGGCTCTCAGAGCCACGTAGAGACACGTAACCCCCTCCAGGGTAGTTGGATACCACTTAGGTACCTGACCACCTTAGAGGGGGTTATTTTTTGGCTCTAAATTTAGTACTAAATTCGGTGCTGGCAGTAGCAGTCAGGATAGCAACACTTAGCATGAAGCATTTCCGTAACTGCTTTATTCTTTACATCTGCAGCACTCTTACAGTTCGTGCATATCATTATTACCACACCCTAATTGCTACGATGCAGGGGTCTCCACTTTCATCAAACTCTTCTAGTTCTTCTTCGGTCATATCTAACCACTCATGGGTGCTGCACGTAGGTGCACTAATCCACTTGCGGTTCATCCCGAAGTTCAACCACATCCAAAACATCTTTCTCTTCATTTGTTACCTCCTCGTTATCATCATCCTTATATGGCGGAAAGCCACCAAGGTTTCTTACTATCTTATTCAGTGCACGATTAGCAGCCATAGCCGTAGCCTTAGCAGTTGGTCGCTCACTGTTAGTATCCTCATGTAACTGTGTTGAGTCTACATCCTGAGCATAGAACAAGAACACAAGGTTCTGTTCCACCTCATCTAGTTTACTAAACGCATGACGGATGTCAGCACCATAAGCCATCCAGTCACCAGACTCCGATGGAGCCTTAGTGCTACGACCCATGTTAGTCATTGCCGTTTCTAGTTTCTCCCAGTTGTCCGTAAGGACACCAGGAATAAGCATTTTAACAAAGTCTTTACTGTACCAGAAGTTATCTGTTGCGTTGTATCCCTCGGCTACTGCCTTCTCTTTGACACAGTAATCAAGAGCAGCATTACGCAAGGACTTAGCAATCAACTTGTCACAGGACTTCTCGTCCTGCTCCAACTTCCACCTAGCAATGTTGTTAGGGTGCTCAGCAAACCATAGCCATAGTTCCTGCTCAATGTCTGCACGGTCTACCATGTTATACTTGTTACGGTACTCACTGGCTATCTGTTGCACCATGTCGTAGTAGTCGTTGACTTGCTGTTCTTGTAGTCTACGGATGCGAGAAGCATCTTCCATTTGGTTGCACACTAGACATCACCGTCTAATATTTTGATAGTATCGCAAGGATAAGTACCATGACATGGACATTCACAATTAAAACATTCCGACCATTCTTGACATCCCCAGCAAGTATGTTTTGAACAGCGTTTACATTCGTTATACTCATTCTGCTTATGTAACTCACGCACACGTTCAATGGCTTTAGCCATGTCTGTTGGACTTGGTATATCAGATAGTTTGTAGTCTCTTTCTTCGCTATCTGGTAACCAGTAATCTACGTTCACTTGCCCCACACCTTCCCATCAATAACAAACGTGCCGTCCTTGTGGATAGGTACAAGTTTAGGTGTAACCTTTTGACCGTCAATGTAAAGCACACCAATAGCCTGTTGCCAGTTGGCAATGCCACCCTTTAGGTAGGATGCTTTCTTCTGGTCCATTAGGTTACCTACCTCAAGTCCCCAAATGGTGCGGGTAGATACACCTGATACAGATTCGGTGTAGTGCAGTAGTCCTGCTCTATGTGTATGACCACATACTACGGACATGCCAGTCTTCTTAGCCAAACCAAGGGCTGTCTGCCCACCAGTTTGATTCACAGAACCTTCATCGCCATGTAAGAGCAGCCACTTAGGTGCAACTTCCCACGGCTTGCTGTGGTAAGTGATGCCTAGGTCTTTTAGCCGAAGGAAGTTCTCTAACTCAAACTCAGGGGCACCAAGTAAACCAGGTGCTCGCTTCATAATCGTGTTGTATAAACGGTCAGTGTGATTACTACGTGTCATGTGTGTAACCTGTAGGTCTTCTAGTACCTGAACAGTTGCATCACGGTCACGACCAATGCTACGTTCGTACTCCATTGGTGTGCCCATAGACCAGCGACTGATAGTCTGCATGTCCATCTCATCACCAACAGATACCACGTCATCAGGTTTAAACGCCTTGATAAACTTGGCTACGTTAGCAACCGCACGCTTGTCATGGTATGGAACTTGCAGGTCACTTACAATAACTTTAACTTTCATTGTAATCCTCTGGTAGTTCTTGCTTACATTCAGGACAGTTGGTTTTAATCTTAATGTTCTTAAGTTCTAGCACTTCTAGTATCTGATTGTATGCCTCTTCAAGGACACTGAACTTAGCCTCGTTAATGTTACGGTCTGTAAGTAACTCACGTCTAGTGGCTTTGCTCTCAGAACCTTCAGTTAGATTATAGTAATCTCTAGTTATTGCACTTGTTGCTCTATTGGTTTCGTCCCTAAACCTTCTAAAGTCAATAGTTAAATCATTTAGTGCAGACTCTAACCTGCTATACCTGCTCATTGTAGTCCTTCGCCTCAGGGAACGTGTTATCTAAAATCATAACACCAATTACCCCATAGTTGGCGATGTCTACAAACGTATCTCTTAGTGACTCATTCTCAGGCTTAACCCCTGATTCTATAAGGTTAATTAACCTTGACATCTTGTCGTACAACCGTACTTGTAGTCCATTTAGCGGTCCACCTGGCGCATTGCGTATGTTGTTAGGACCGTAGTCGCTCTGCTTCTTGATGAGGATATCCCATAGTTCTTCATACACATCAAGTGAATCTAGTTCAAAGTCCTCAGGGTAAAGGTCATCCCATGCAGTAAAGGTTACACATGCTTCGCATATGCAGTCATCTTCTATCGCAAAGGCATCCTTGCTATCTCCAATGTTAAGGTCTCCCTTGACTCTGTTAAGCCAACTCTGGAAATCTTTAAGCCCATCTCCGAAAGCCTCCCAATCAGAAACGTTATCTCTTCCTGACTGAACGTAGTCATCCCACTCATCCTTCATATGGCTCATGCTGATACCTTGCTCCTTAGATAGTCGTACCCCTGTGATAGGTACATTGAATTAACATCTTCACCCTCTGGCATCTGCAGTGTTACTACTGACGAGAGTTCTTTGGCGAGGTTCTTTGCGAAGTCCGACCCTGGTTGGTCACCGTCAGCAAAAACATAGACCGTCTCAAAGTCTTGGAGGATGCGTGAGTAATGTTTCTTCCACGAGTTCGCACCAGGTACACCCACAGCAGGGATGCCACACTTGTAATGCAAAGTAATTGCATCAATCTCACCCTCACATACCGCAATGAAATCTCCTGCTGATTGTAGTGCTGTTACATTGTATAGACGGGTAGAAGTCCCTGGTAAACCCATGTATTTGGGTTCACTGTTGTCCATGCTACGGAACCTGATGTCAACCACACCTGTTGGTGTGATGTACGGAATAACTAAGCGACCAACGTATGCCTCGTGACTAGGTAGAGGTTCTGCGACTACTCCGAGGTGGGCTGTAGCCCCGTCTTCTAGAGATAATCCCCTCTTGGCTAGATACCCTTCGGCTAGATGAATGTTTGCCTTGTATGTTGCCACGGCTTTCGCCAGTGATGCCTTCTGCGATTGTGATAGCCTCACGGAATCCAACTCCTTCTTTTTCCATAATTATTTTATAGGTGTCACCCTTAACTCCGCAAGCATGACATGCAAATATGTTTTCTGTTACGTTGACACTAGCAGATGCAGTTGAATCCTCGTGAACTACGCATCTAATCTTCTGCCAGCCCCATGTTTCACGTATGTTTGTTGCACCGTAGTGTTCAAGCACAGGTTGTATGCTGTGCTTTTCCATTAGTACCCTGCTTCTTCTAGTAGTTTAAACCACTCAGACACTGGCATAGTGGCGTACCACTTGCCAACGTCTAGAGTGCCTGTCTTCTTATGTATGACAACGCCAGTCTCAGCCTTGTCATTAGCCATCTCCACCTCAAGTTCCTTGAGCCATGCAGATAGTTTCATCTCTTTGTGATTCTTAACCTCAATGACAACGGCAGGTAGACCAGCGATATCACCACGGTCATTGACACCGTTAAGTGCACGTCTCTCAACATGCTTACGTCCCTGACTTACAAGCCAATTAACAACGGCAGTCTCGGCAGATGTACCCTTTATCTTACTTTTGTTCATGTCGTACTCCGTCCGCAATCATTGAGAACTGTAGTTGTTCTGCTACCCACTCAAGTGCACTGCACGCTTCATGTAAGTCTTGCTCACAGAAGTCATCACCGATATCACGGATAGTCTTGATGATTTCATAGAAGGATACGTACTGCTCACCGTCATAGAACACACGTGATATGTGTCTGCTATCCATTTAGTAATCATCTCTGTCCATGTACATAAGTAGTGCGAGGATACCAACTAGCCCCAGTATAACTAACCATTCCACCATTGTTCCTCCTCTAAGTTCTTAATGAACACTACAAGTTCTTCCCATGGTATGCAATGTTCTATGTCAACAACGTAGAAGTTATCGTCATGTCCACGGTGCTTGTCGTGCAGTTGCTTAATTGTCCACTTGTCTTTGGTAGATGTTAGTAATCCAAACATACCCTTAGTCTTGGTAGATACCATGACGTAGGCGTAAGGCTTCTGCAACTTAGCCTCATACCCTGACACCGTGTCAACTATGATGTTGCCCCAAGGGAAATCCCTTAGTTCAGTGAACTCTATGTTGCGTGACTTAACCTCAAGGCACTCACCTGAATCATCAAGGATGATGTCCTTCTCGGTGGCTGTCATCTCTGGTATCTCTTCACGTGACTGTACTATGTACAGGTCAGGTACAGTGCAACGTACACCGTTTAAACGTAAGCGTTCTGCAACTATGTCACCATACTTGTGACCCTCAGTCATAGATGCTACGTAATCAAATGTCACCGAGCATCCTCTAAGTCTGCAATGAACATATACTCTGGCAAGAACTGCAACCACACTGGGCTATTACCCGAAGGGTCAGCCTTACCATAGCGATTCTTAACTGATGCAACACCAAGCATTCCATCTTGCTGTCCAACTGTAAGGATTAGTGCGGGTAACTGGTTAACCATACCCTGTACTGCGCTACGTGGTTGGCATGGTGTGCCTGAGTAGCCTTCCTTAGTGTGGTGTAGCACTACAACGGCAGCGTTCGTATCACGTGCCAGATACTTAAGTTCCTTGAGTGCGCTACGCATAGCACCAAACTCTTCGCCACCGTCCATGTTGATGTCCATTAAGTTATCTACAACTATCAGTGCTGGGCTTTCGCCAAGTGTTTCTTCAAGGGCAGTGACCTCATCATCCAAGTCGCTTAGGCTAGGTGATGAATCAAATGACCAGTAGATGTGTCGTGCTTGTGCTAACTTTTCCTTGGCTAACTCAGGTTGCTCGGAGATAATCTTCTCTGCATCTGTCTGTGATACACCCTCAATCATGGAATACAAACGCATTGCCATGGTATGAGCATTGGTATCTGCTGATACATACAACGTTGGTGCTTGCATACGCAAGGCTAGTGCTAGGGCAAGTGTTGACTTACCTGCACCAGGGGTGCCAGCAATTAACGATACTTCTGAACGTCTAAAGATAATCTTATTCTGTTCAAACGTACGAAAAACTGACGGCATTGGTTCGCCACCAATGTCTGAACGTCCTACGGACCTGCTTAATGTTTTCATTTTTCCTCCTTGTTAAGCGTGGGATGCACCGACTTGCACGATGAGTAGGCTTTCGGACCTACACCCCTATCCGTATTGACTGGCTTCCCCTCCAGCAATACAGACCTATATTCAGTTATGTTTTTCTAGTACCCGAAGTCCTAGAAACTGTTCCACTCTGGTGTGTTGCGGTTAGCAAACGTTGGTGAGCACTGGTCTGCAGTACCCTTAGGTGTTGGGCAGAAGAATGCACGCCATTCTCCCTTAGCACCGTTACCTGTTCGCTTAACCATTGCACCATGAATGCACATCTTATCGCTACCACTAGGGGCTGATGCCTGTACTGGCGGTGCCTTAGGTGCGAATGCTGGTACTTCTGCAACAACTTCGCCACCTAGGGATGCCTGAACAATAGCAACGGGGTCCGTTGCTAGTACACGTGGTGCTGATACACCAGTGAATGCTTCTTCCAGTGTGCTGATTGCATCAGGTCCACCCTGTGCTACCAAGTCATTGACGTTAGCAATTAGTTCTTCGGCACTGTCACCACGTGCTGTGATGATTGTGCCCTTGCTTGTCTTTACGTTAACTACATAGTTCTTTTCCATTACTTATCTCCATTCTGATACTTACAATCGTTACTAAAATTACACATCTTGCAGTGGTCAAAGTTAGGTATAAAGATACCAGCCCTCCGAGCCTTGTCAAACATTCCTACAATCTCTGACACTGTTTCACGTGTCCACTTATCTAGGTTGATTAACTCTGATGTTGCACCCTTGCGTGCGTCCCAATAGATACCAAACTTCGGACGGATGCCGAATGTTTCCTCCATTGCTACGGCATAGATGCCTAACTGGAAGTCAGATGATGGCATACGTGCACCAGACTTGATGTCTAGTACCACTAACTCACCAGTTGGTAGTTCCATCATGCGGTCAAGTGCCCCCTTGACCATGACTCCATCTAAGTTTATGTTGAACACAAGTTCAATGGCAGGTACACCTTGAGGTGTGACCCATAGTTTGAGATGCTCTGACTCACGGAATGTAATCCAGTTGTGTAGCATACTCAAGCCATTGGCTTGCCACCATGTACCGTCTTCCTTGTTAGGATTTGCTATGGTTGCACGACCACCAGCACGCCACTGTGATGTGTCTTCCTGCCCCTGTACGGCACGCTGACGGGTTACATTGGCTTCCCAGTAGGTAGACCACAACTCTTCAGGAGTTTGGGCTACAGGGATAAGTTCTTGTTGTTCCATTATCGTCCCTGCAGTTCCCATAGTTGACGGTCATAGGCTTCAGTTGCTTCGTGAACAGCAACACCACCAGCCAACCACCATGTCTGACCTTCGGATACGTTCAGTGCTTTTTGTAGCCAGTACTTGTAGCCACAGGAATTGTAAGTTCCTATCTGGCTATGGCTAACGTGTATGGGTAACTCATACCCATTGACCTTAATCATTTGTCCTCTGTTTCTAATGTTCGCCCTTCTAAGGGGCGAACTTGTTATTGGTTCTGCCTTAGCAGAACACGTGTTGTTGTTGTGTTGTTAAGTTGTAGTCCATGTTTAGGTGATTGTCAAATTGTTATCGGCGTGTCGTGGGAGCAGTGATGAAACATGGAGGTGAAAAAATCACCGCTCAACCACGACAGCCATAGTTATTTTCCCATAAGTTTTACCTTATGTCAAATAAATCTCCTTGTACTTCATCAGTATCATCAAAGATTTTGGTAGGCACAAGTAGTTTAAATACCCTGGCTGTGTCACCCTGCTTGAGAGCACGGATGTTACCTCGTCCCTCAAAGTCTTTAGTAGCCATTGTGTCTGACTCGTACGGTCCGAATAGGAACTGACCAACACCATGATAGTTAACACCTACTACGTAGAGTTCACGGTCACGGCGCATGTCATCTATCATCTTCCAGATAATCTCTGCTAGGTACACCACGTCATGGTGTTCCTGTTCAAGGACATCAGCGATAGCCTCTAGTTCTTTCTTACGTGTCCTCACTTGCGCCCTCGTAGGTGCTTAGTTAGGTACTTGTTTTCTAGGTGTAACTTGTATGCCTTGTTACCTAAAAACCCAATAACTATAAGGAAAAATACCAGTTGCATAAACATTATTTCTCCTGCCCTGCCAGTAGTTCTTCCTCTAGTAGTGCACCTTGCATTGTGAATAGCAAGCGTTCAAATGTCTTACGGTGCATGAAGAAGTGTGTGTTGCCTAGGAATACAGAGGCGTGGTCAGGTTCAACCTCAACATGTATCTCTTCGTATACGTCTGCTTCTTTCTCAACTGTGCTGATTACCATTAGCGGTTACTCCAATACTCTGTGTCTTTCTTGCGGTATTCTGCGTTAGCATTTGAATACTGTTCGGGTGGTTGTAGTCTGATGTTACGTCTGCTACGTATCATTCGTCTTTCGTATGGTGTGGTACCACCCCAGAATCCGTAGCGTTCGTGCTTGATTGCGTACTCCATGCACTCAACCAAGATGTTGCAAGTGGAGCAGAACTCTTTCAAGTCTGCCACCTCTTGCGCCGTGTTCTTGTTGTCGTAGTCTTGATAGAACACGTCCACTCCCATACGTGCACAGTTCTGTGTGCCGTCATAGTTAGGACGGTTAATCTCACTCGTCATCTAAGTCCACCTCTATCTCTTCTGAATCCACACAGCCGTGCTCATTGCAAGTCCAGTAGTGGTAGCCGTCACGGGTATCTTGCCATACCCAATCACACATAGCGGTCATTTGATTTCTCCCTCGCACTCATGCCAAGGGTCATTCAAACTACACCGCTTACATACATACACATCCTGTGTGTATACGGTGTGTAGTTCATCATCATCTAGTTCATACGGTGACATCGTATAGCCCCCGATTGAATACAATCATTGACACTAGGCTTTCAAGGGTGGCATTCATAAACTGAATGATTGAAAGTTCAACTAACTTGTCACCTAGTTCATTGTTAAATTCGTAGAATGTAATGGTGCTACGCTTAAAGTCTACGATAGGTACGAATGGGTACTCTGTATCTGGCACGTTGTTAATGCTGATACCAAACCCACTCTCGCTCTCCCAGTTCTTGCCAATTAGTTGAGACAAAAGGATTCTATTGGCGTAGTCAGGTGCCTTAGAGTGCACCGCTGCCTTGTAGATAGCATTCTTTAGGTCACTATCCCACGTTGCACCACCCCAATGAGAGTACAGGTACAACACGTCACCGCTTTCATCTGCTATTCCGAAACTAAACCTGTCACCCATTGTTCATTCCTCCTCTTACTACAATGTATTCGTCATAGGTTTCATCACTTGCCATGCGTACCATTAGTTCATCAAGGCGTGCGAACACGTCCTGTTGTTGCTTGTTAAATAGTTTCATTACATTTCCTCCATTAGTGCAGACAGAATAGATAGTTCTTGTTCTGTAAAGTGTAACTCTAGTTTGTGTGTCTGTTCGGTAATTGAATCAAATAGTTTCTTGTCGCTAATGCTGTCCGCATTGTAGCCCAATCCACTAGCCCAATCCTCAAACTCATTGGCGTACTGTAACGTACCCCTGTCCGATAACAGGGCGTGTAGTACGTCCTCCGTTGTAGGCGATTGTGTATGTACTGCACCCTGGTAGAAGGGTACGGCAAACATGCGGTCACCGTTGCGCTTGAGGATACATTCATAAGCATCCATGTTTTGCGCCCACTTAGGCTTGTCAACACCGTATTGTGGTGTGGTGTCTACCGTTACCCAAATTGAATCAAGGTAATGTTGTAGTGCATTCATTATGAAACCTCCAAGTTTCGTTGTTGTCTTACAGGCTAGGTAGCCCACCCGTACACCGTGCCGTGACACGGGGTACAGGCTAGTCACCTAGTTGAATAGGTAGTCTAAGTCTGTCACTGCCCAACGGGTTACTTGCGTAGGTTTCTTGCCTGACCCGTGACATTTCTTGAAACCTAATGTGTGCCACACTAACTTAGATTTTTCTAGTGTCACGTTAACCTCGCACTTAGGGCAAGTTCCTTGTATTGCTGTATTCATTTATTACCTCCAGTTTAGTTAGCATTATTGCTAACTGTTTCCATTGTACCAGACAGGGATAGTCTTGTCAAATACCCTTGATTATTCGGCGTGTCTAGTCATTCACTAGCACATAGTGCTTTTCAATTAGGTGTTCACGGAATCTCCGCTTAGCCTCTGCCTTGTCGTAGCCGTAGTAAGTGGTGTGTTCTAGCCACACGCCCCACCCTGCCGTGTCTCGTACCATTGCGCTTAGTTCTAACGCCCCATTGTGGGGTAGTCTGCGTACTGTAATCATTACGCCACCTCCCATTCTCTGTGGCAATCCTGACATACCCAATCAAGCCAGATAGACGGGACATTGAATCCACTCTTTACCGAATCCCCACATTGTGGGCACTGGTGGAACTGTTGGAACTTAAGTAGTTCTTTATACATTTTGAAACCTCCATAGTTTCTGTTGTTGTGTCTAGTTAATCGCTATCCCTGACAGGTGTCAAGGCTATTGGAAATTCTTTACTAAATCTTTACTATTCTGTTATCAGTTTGTTATCTATCTTTTCCTGCCAAGAAAATTAAACTTGCAAGGGATAGGATTAAAACCCACGAATAGAAACTATTCACCCTACTACCTCCACTCTAAAATCCTCTACCGTAGCCTCGCCGTGTCCGTGTAACGGGGTCACCGTGTAGCGTGTCCGTCCGTAGGCTTGCTTTACATCTGTAATCTTGACTGCAACTTGTAGCCCGTTGGTGGCTAATAGCCCCTCACGCCCGATTAGTTGCGCCATTTGTGCCGTAGTCATTACATAATCCCTTGCTTTCGTGCTCTCTCAATGCTGGCTAGACTGTCTAACCTGCCCTGCCAATAGTTGCGCTGTGTCTCGTTGTTGTGGCTCACGCTAAGGTGTAGCCTCTCAAATACGTACTCAATCTCTGTGTTTAGCCATTGGCTATCTGTGTGCCATAGTTTTTCTGTGGTTTCCATTAGTTCGCTCTCCTTGTTTGTAGTTTCTTGTATGCCTTGCGCCCTGCCCAAATTGCTAGGGCTAGGTAGATAGTACGGGCAGGGATTGCCAACTCTACCCAATGGGTCGCTAGTTCTAGCCCGTTGTTATTTAGTTGAAAATTCAACGTTGTCCAATAGTTCATTGTCTTATCTCCGTTTAGTTTGTAGTTCTGGCTAGTTAGCCAAGCCCTACCCCGTGCCCGTGAACACGGGGGAGAGCCAAGCCCCCTAGAATTCGTTGTATGCCATACCGTCTGCACGTCCAAATAGTGCCCACGATAGATTGCTTGTGATGTGTTGCGCCCTGCTGTAACCCATACCCTTGGTCACAATCACCCAGCGCCCGTCACTCTTGCGCTCTTTCGGGGTGTCACCGCTTGCCCTTGCAACTAGGGCGGTGATGTTCACCAGGTCACCGTCACGGACAATGAAAACCCTAGATTGTGCCGTGCCTACGTTGCCCACATAATCGGTTGAGATTTGCAGGGTGCTTTCGTCTGTCAATCCGTAAGCCCGCAGGGATTCTTTCGCTATCTCTTGCAGTTGTGCCTTCTCGTATGCCTTCATC